AAGCTTTAAAATTAAAAGCAACCAATTTGGGTCAATTAGCAGAGATTGGTAAAGCAATTATGCAACAAAAAAAGCCATATAAGTATGTAGCTATTGATACAGTTACAAAACTTGAAGAGTGGTGCGAACATGAAGGTAAAAAACTTTATCAAAATACTCCTATGGGTAAGAATTTTGATAAAGAAAATAAAGGTACCTCTGTGTTATCATTACCTAATGGTGCCGGCTATTTATATCTTAGAATGGCATTTAAGAAATGGATGGACAGGTTAAACATGTTAGCAGATCACGTAATATTAGTTGGTCACTTGAAAGACAAGATGCTTGATAAGAAAGGCAAAGAAGTTGCTTCTAAAGATCTTGACTTAACGGGTAAGATTAAACAAATAACATGTGCTAATGCTGACGCAATTGGTTATATTTATAGAGAAGATGATATAACAAAAATATCATTTAACTCTATGAACGATATAACTGCAGGATCACGTTGTGATCATCTCAAGGGCCAGGATATGGAACTTGATTGGAGTAAAATATTTATTGATTAACATTTAAAAATTTAAAAAAATGGTTGAAATGAGAAACAACTCTCAGGAGAAAAATGAAACTCCTGAAATTATCACTGTATCAATGATCTTAGAAGATCTAGAAAATGGTGAAGATCGAAATGCTATTAAAGCTAAATACAATTTACAGGCTTGGGAAGTAAAACAAATGTTTGAACATCCTAGTTTAAAAGGTAAAAAAGCTAAACGAGTAAAGAAATTATCTTTTGATTTTGTTGACGACACTGTTGATGAAAATCAAATAGATTTAGAAGATGCTATTGAAGAAGAACTTAACGGCAGAAGACAAATGGATGCTGAAGATCAACTTCAAGAAACTATGGATGAGGATGAATTAGATGAATTTATTACTGATGAAATCGGAAGAGAAGTAATAGATGAAGCTAAAGGCGATCTTCTAGAATATGCACGAACTGAATCTGAAGTATTAGATAATATATGTACAGAACATGAAGAAGTAAGTGATTTACGAGAAGAGCTAGGAATGGAACCTCTTCCTCCTTTAAATGATAGAATCAAAGTTGTTGATAGTATTGGCAAATTTGATGAATTATCTGGAGAAGAAATGGAATCAAAAGCCGATGATTGGGCAAATGAAACAAATTATTAATATTTAAAATTTATAAAAATGAGTAAATTAGTTTTCGTAGATACCCAGGCTGATGGCGCAGGGTGGGTATTTAATGACAATGCGGCATTTGGTGGTGGTACCACAGGTGTTGTTGGAATTTGGGCGATTGAAGGTAGTAATGTACCTGGCGATCACATGCATGCTACTGCTGATGTTATAGTAGGAGCTGGTGGTATTATACCAACCAAATTTCAAATAGATCAAGTCGTTAATAGTGGAAATTCCATGCCTTATGCGTCTCCAATAATACATTCAAGTGATGTAAAAAGAATAACGTATACTGGATATGATGCAGGTGCTAAAGCGGCTACATCTGCTTCAACATTTGATGTTCAAGTAGTAGGTAATACTTTTGGTATTAAAATAGTTACTAAAGGTGGTGCTAATACAGTTTATACTGAATTCACAGATCCTACTACAGATTATCATGCTAGAACAGGGCAAGTATTTAATTATGAGCATAAAGCAACAGTTACTACTGCTGCTACTAATGCACAAGCAATAGTTGATGCAATTAATAATGATGAAGCATCTCCTGTTACTGCAACAATTTCAACTGCTGATGTAACAATTACAGCTAAAGATTATGATACATCTTTTCAAGTAATTGATTTAAATACTTCAGACAGTGGTACATATACTGCTATAGCAATGGATGCTGATACTTTAGTTGGAACTTTTGCAGCAGATCATGGATATGGTAATCTATGGCAAGCAAAAGCAGAAGAAAGACAATATGGTTATCAAACAGGTCTTCATAATAGATTATGGTTACCTCAAACACCAACTTATTTTTCTGATTCAGCTTCTGCCTCTACTTTTGATATTTTAACTTTTGAAATAGATCGAAATTATAGAGACGGTGCTCCAGGAAATGATTCTTTACAAATTGATATTTATATTCCTTCTGGCGCAGCTGCTGGTGGTTCTTTAAATGAGCAATTTGTAGGTGCTGGTACAGGTGCTGGTACAACATGGGCGGCTCCAGGTGCTGGTGTCACACATATCTTATATACTAGAAGCTAGTATATTTTTTATTATAAAGTTATAGGGGGCATAGTCCCCCTTAGCTTTATTTTTTTAACCTTTTAAAACTTATACACGATGCCATATTTAGATATAAGCACAAATACCGCATGTCAATATTTAGCCCTAGATCTAGTAGGAGAAAATTCTGCTGCTTGGGCAGCAGGAGCAAGTAATTTTGTTACTGTTTATAGAAATGACTTTTCAACTAATATAGAATCTTCTTATTCAGGAGGTTATTTTTTCATGGCCGATGTAATGACTGTTGGAGGTTCAGGAATATCTTTTGTTACTAATCCAACAGCTATGGGATTAGATAATTTAAATGGAGTTTGGAAATTTGTTGTTACCCCACAATCTTCTAATGAAGAATCTATTGAGGCTGCAGGAGCACAATTAGATGTAAATGAAATAGGAATAGCTATAACTTGTGATATTGATTGTTGTATAGCTACTAAAATGACTGCATATTTAGCGAAATCCTGTGATTGTAGTAAAGGAAAATGTTGCGATAAAGAATTAGAATCTATATATAAAATATTTATGCTAGCAGAAGCTGCAAAAACACATGCAGCAGAAGGACAATATGATGAGGCATATGAAAAATATAATCAAGCTACAACATTATGTAATGCAGCAACAAATTCATGTGATTGTAATTGTGGATAACTATGAGTAATATAAAAATCCATAATAAATTAGAATCTATACATTCCTCTTGTCCCTGTTATATTCATACATTTGAGAGTGGGACTTTTTTATGGTCTAGTTATATTAAAAAAGCTACAGATTCAGCATTAGAAAGTGGTCCTATAGGACAATGTCATTATAATGAATTAAATGGCTCACAAGGAACATCATGGCAAATCAAATTTGAAAATAATAAATATTTATTAGAATCTGCAAGTTCTAAATATTATTTGGGCTCTAATTTAATACCTACAGACACTTCTTCAAACAAAGATAATTATATATGGATAGCTCCTGCAGTTTTGGTTCAAAACCATTCAGGAACTAATTATATGAATGTATATGTTACTCTTGAAACTATTGGAGATCTTTGTTCTGGTCATAAGGCAGAATTTGTTCTTGCTACAAAAGGAAATGGAAATTATCCTTCATCTTCAAGTATTACAACAACAGTAAGTGAAGCTTCTTTTGCTACTAAAGTTGCCTCTGCAATGACTGCAGCTGGATATTCAGCGTGTGGAACTTTAGGAGCAGATGAATTTTCTACAAATGGAAATAAAGTAACTATAAGTTTTACTTGGGATCCAACTGCAACTGAAATTATATATATAGGAATAAGAGATAAATCACCTACACCTGATGGTAATTATTCTAAACTTAGAATACATGAAATTAAAGCGGAACCATCTACATGGCATTATGATATTCCTCTTAGATTTCCTGAAATAAAATATGGTATAAATTCTGATAATGGAACTAAGTCAGGATCTATAATTATAAAAAATAATACAGATGTTAATAATCCATTATATACAACAGATTGTATGTGGTGTTGGTCTAATGGAAAAACATTTGAAAAAATACCTCCTAAAATAGATAAATTAAAATCAGGCTTTTATTATTTAAAAGCAGTTAATGTATCTAAAGGATATACTTTACCTATTCAAAAACTTTATGTTCCTTTAAAGAAAACTTCTTCACCTGAAGCAATATGGCCTCCATATAATATAAATAGACTTTTACAAAAATATGCTGAAGTATATAATAATATTATAAGTGGTATGAAAGGATGTGCTTCTGATACTATGAAATTAACATTATTAGATTATTTATATAAAAAGTTTTATGGTAAAATGGAAAGTAGTTGGGGATATTATAGACCTAGTACTGATAAATGGGTTGTACTTAACGTAAATTATGATCCAGGAGCACCATATGCTGCTCAAGCTCCTTATTCAAGTAATTTAGGAAGGCATTTAGGAAGATCTACAACAAACATGTCAGGCATATCTAGTTTTTATGGGGCAGCGCAAAGAAATGTAAGTCTTAGTGAATATTCGTCTTGTGGAACTGCAAATACTTCAAATACTTATCAAAAACCTTTACAACTAGCTTTAGGAACATCATTAACTAATAATGATTCAAATTTTGTATTACAATATGGCGGTCTAGATATCTCTGGTATTGCAACAATCGGTCCTGAATATGGAACATCCCTTTCAGGTACAACTATGGAGACTAATCCAGCTCTTGATCCTCAAGCTCTTGCAATGCCAGTTTGGAATGGTGGGTCTACAGGATCAGTTGATCCAGATAGAGAAGAATGTTGCAAAGGAGATACTTATTATGTGCGTCCTACAATTGTTATACATAAAGATAAACTTTGGGAGTTAACTTCTGATCCAGGAGGAGGAAAAACAGAACCAGGAACTAGGTTAGGAAGTTATGAATGGAAGGAGTTTAAACCTAAAAAGTTTAATGGTAGAATGTCAAATTTTAAAAAACGTTTGGAAAATCAAAGAAAAAAATCTATTTTTGAACTGGAAGATAAAAATATGTTACCAAGAGGGGGAAGTGATGGATTCAGTAACAGTGTAAGATCTAGACCAATTGGAATAAAATATTTAGAAATGGAAAATTTAGATCTTATAACTTCTGAGGGTTCTAAAGGAAGAAAAATAGTTTAATTAAAAAAATATATAAAGATGAGAATTTCACAATTATCAACCTTAGCAAAAACAGCAGTAACCTCGTCAGATTACTTATTAACATCTAATAATACAAATAGTGTTAATCAAAAATTATTAGTATCAAATTTATTTCCAACTTTGGCAAATAGTGCAGCTACTTCTAATACTGCATTATTAAGTGCTGTTTCAAATAAAAATGAATATACAATTAGTAGAATAGTTGCAGGAAGTACAAAACTTACTGTAACAGGAGGTGGAGGAACTAGTGATGTAAGTATTGATATAGGAACACTTAATTTTTCTCATATTTCTGGTACTATATCTAATGCACAACTTGCAGGCGCTATAGATCTTACTTCTAAGATAACAGGAATTTTACCTATAGCAAATGGAGGTACAGGAACTACAGCAACTGCATATTGTGATCTTACAGCAAATGTATCAGGTACATTACCTACAACGAAAGGAGGTACAGGATTAGCATCGTTTACAGGAAATCAAATATTATATACTTCAAGTACTTCAGCAATTGCAGAAAGTGGGGCAGCTGTAAATGGACAAGTATTAATAGGAAACACTGGATCAAGACCTGTTTGGGCAGCTTTAACTAGTTCTGATGGATCTGTTGCTATTAGTAATGGTGCTGGTACAATAGGTTTAACTGTAACTAGTATACCTTCATTAAATTCTGATATAACATGGTCTGCAGGATCAGTTAGATACGTAAAACCTGTTGATACAACTGGTGCAGCAGATGATGTATATGTACAAGCAGGAGCTTCTACAACTGGAGCAGGAGGAACATTATATCTAAGAGGTGGTAATACTAGTCATGCAGCATCTAATAGTGGACAGGTAGTAATTTCAACAGGAACAGGTAGTAATACTATACAAGATATTACTTTTAGACAAAATGCAACATCTTCTACTACAATGGATGTTATGAAAATTAAAAACAATAAAGTAGGTATAACTAATACAGCAAGTTCACATACTCCTGATCATCCATTACATGTAATAAATGCAGATACTTCAACTAATGTACCTCCTATAAAAACAGAACAAGCTGATACAGATGGTTCTTTTATAATATTTAGAGGAACGTCAGCATCAGGAGCATCTACTGCTAGTCTTGCTACTAGTACAGCTACAGCAGGTGCAAAATATGGAGCTATTAAAGTAGCTATAGATGATAAATCTTCTATAGAGCATAAATGGATAAGAGTTTATGATTCTGCAGTATAATAAAACTAAATAATAACTTTAAAATTAAATAAAATGCAACAAACAAAAATTAAATGTAGTAATAAAGAATTAGTTAATTTATTACAAGGCTTATACGGAGTACAAGCTTTAAAAGGATTAAAATTTGCCTTATCAGTATCTAAAAATGTAAAAATTCTTAGAGACGAATTAGAAGATATTGAAATGGCAGCAACTCCATCTCCAGAGTTTATAGAATTATCTAGACAGGTTGGAGAGTTAGAACAAAAGAAGGATTCAAAAGGAATCAAAAAATTAGAAAAAGAAAACAAAAAACTAGTTGATGATCGTAAAAAGCAAATAGCAGAATTAGAAGAGATAATGAAAGAAGAGACAGAAGTAAATTTAATTACAATTACAGAGGATACATTGCCTAAAGATATCACAGCTGGTCAATTAACAGCAATACAAACCTTAATAAAATAAAAAAATTATGGCAGCAAGAAATGAAACAGAAAGATTATTAACTGCAATGGCGGCAGACGCCTCATCAACAGTAACTAATGTTACTTTAGATGATACTAATATATCTACTTCAGCAACTAATTCAGATAGAGCTGCAGGACAATATGGTAGTATTTATATGACAGGAAATGCCGCAGCAGCTACCTGTGCAGTATCTGGTAAAGTATTTGTATCAATACATATAATAACAGCTGCTGTGTTTGGAACATTAACTGCTGAAACAGCAGCTTTGCATATTAATACAGCTAATGCTTCTACTGATATAGATACAGATGCAGGTACAAATTTGAGTTCTGTATCAATACCTGCAGGAACAACTTTATTTGGTAGATGGACAACTATTGATCTTGCTTCAGGATCATGTATAGCTTATATTGGATAAATATGGGACTAACGCAGGCAATGAAAAATACAACTGGTGGGTATATTACAAAAAGAAGACGTTTTATACCTACAGATATAGGTGGTACATGTACTGCATGGTATGATTTTACTGATCTAAGTTCTATGTATAAAGATGATGGTTCTGGTGGTTATGCTGCTATTGCAGCAAATGATAATATTGCTAAAATAGATAATAAAGCAAAAGATACTGCAACAGCACCATTGGCAAATTTTATGGTACAAGGTACAGATAGTAAACGTCCTCAATTGTTAAAAGATGGCAAATTGAACTATCATGGTAGTTTTGTAGCTGCTGATGATAATCATGTAGTAGCAACTAAACTTACAGCAGAAGGGGCGATAGCAACTAATAATCTTTCAAATGCTGTACTTGATAATGATGCATTTACTTTAATAACTGTATTTAAACCAGCTGCAGCAACAGTTTCTGCAGATGAATATATTTGGAGAGTACATGATGCTTCATCTAGTGAAATTGCTATATATGTTGATAATGATACTGCAGATACTATACAGGCATATAATGCTAATGGAGGAACTAGAATTAATAGAGTTTTAGCATCAGGACAACCAAGTACAGATGCTATACAATATTGGACATATTTAGCTAATGCGGGTAGTACTGATACTACTGCAGATTTTTATAAAAATGGCGTTACTAGTGCTGGGATTGGTGATGGACAAGGTACTGCTGGAGATATAACATTATCAGCAGATAATGTGCTTAATTATATGCTCATTGGAGGAAAGGCTGTTAACGCTAATTTTTTTAATGGTGTTGTATATGAGATAATGGTTTTTGATGCTGTATTAAGTACAAGCGAACTACGTTTAATGGATAAATATTTACAAACAAAATATCATTTATAATGAAAAAAATATTAATTTTATTTCTTTTAATTAGTACTTTAGGAAGTGCACAAATTAAAGACTTTTTTAAGTACTCTACTTTTTATACATCAGTAAATGCAAATACTTCATTTATAGAAAGAGAAAATTATATAGCTGTAGATAAAGGTTACGAAGATGTAACAAAAGTTAATCCCTATGACTATAATCTAACTATAGGGCTAAGAAAAATTTCAAGATTTGATTATGAATACAAAGTTAAAACGTGGTATTACGGAACTGAAGACAATATTGCAGACAATGTTACTATTGGTAATTCTGTTGGTTGGGAGTATTTATTTAATTATTCGTTTATACGTAATCGCGGTGAAAAATTTACTAATCAAAATTTCTGGATTAGATACTTGGGATCTAAATGTGTGACCAAAGTTCAATATACAGATAATCAAAGAGTAAATTTAAAATATACATCTTTTGATACAAGATTTAGATTTAATTCAGGAAATTGGGACTTTACTGTGGGAACAGTATTTCGTGTTCATCCTGCATATGGAATAAATCCAATTGAGGATTTCTGGGTACCTGGAGAATCAACTTTTCAAGATTTAGCTGAAGATTTTGGTTATGCACCTGAACAGTGGATTCAAGGATCATACGTTAATCAAAACTGGTATGATGTAAATGGTGGAGACTCGGTATTAGTAGCAACTTCTAATGACGAGTTCTTCAACCATGTTTTTGGAGATGCAGTAGCTTCTTTTAATGAAAGAGAATTAGAAAAATTGGGTATGCAAAAAGAAGTTAGTGCTATTGTAGGAATAGCGTATTATAAATATACTCCTAAATTTTGGTTACATGCCTGGGGGAATATGTTGCCATATCATTATGGATTAGATGATTATAGTTATGAATATACTAATGGTTCAATAGAATGGGATACAGGAATAGTATTAGGATGGCGTCTTACAAAAAACTTAGGTTTATTTGTAGAAGGTACTCATATGAAGTATTGGGGCAAAACTGTTTATGATTGTAAGTTTGGGTTTAATTATTTAATATTTTAGTTATGAAAAGAATTTTATATATATTAGTATTGTTTATAGGATCATTTGCCTATGGACAAGATTTTCAACAATTATGTTTAGATTGTGCTGAACAAGAAGGTTATTATTGTGGAGATGATCCAGCAAACTGGACGCAATACGCTCCTAATGGGTGTGTAATAAATGGATGGTTAAATGACGGTTGGGAAGATTGTGTAGATGCTTCTGATGAAAATGGAGCTGTACCAACATTACCAATAGACTGTATACCACCTCCACCAGATTGTGATACTGTATATGTAGATGTACCTATTTATATATATGAAACTATATTTCAAACAGATACTATATATAATACAGAATACATAACTCAAATAGTAGTAGACACTATAGTAGAAATTGAATATGAAACTATATTTGAAGAAATATTTGTTACAGATACATTATGGATGGAAGGAGCATTAGACACTATGTTTATAGATGTAATAGAATATGTAGATGTAGTAGTGTTTGATACAATTATAGAAGTAGAATATGTAGAGTTTTTTACAACTGATACTATAATAGAATATGTAGATGTTATATATACTGAATATTTAGATTGTATTACAGGTCTTCCTTGTGAATCAAGTCTTCCTGAAATAATAGAACAATCTAAAAATAATAATACAATGTATAATCTATTAGGTCAGGCTATAAGACAGCCTGATGGGTTATATATCCAAAATGGAAAAGTAAAATATAAATTAAATTAAAATTAAAAGTTATGCCAGGAAAAAAAGAAACATTTAAACAAGCCTTTAGAGCCGCAAGAGACGCAGGCGTAAGATATTTTTATTGGAATGATAAAAAATATACAACTAGAATAAAAGAAGAAGATAAAGATGAGAAAGTATATGATGATAAAAAGAAATATCCAGATAAAAATAAAACTTGGGGAGAAAAAAAAGATCCTAAAGTATTAGATTATGAACCTCAATCTCAACAAAAAAAGAAAGGAGGTAAATTAAAGAAAAAAAATAAAAAACAAATGGGAGGGTTTACATTAGAACCACCAATGGAACAAATTTAAAATAAATTATATGAATATATTTAAAGATAGTAACGATTGGAATGAAAAATCTATAGTTGGATTTATAGCATTCTTAATAATGGTCATAGTTATGATCATAGATCTAGTAACTGGTGCAGCTGGTTCTGATCTAGTAATTAATGAATTTGTATATGACTCATTTGTATGGGTTGTATTAGGATGTTTTGGTATTAGTGGTGTAGAAAAATTTGCAGGTAAGAAAAAATGTGATAAATGTTAAATAAATGAAATGGTTAGGCCAACATAAGAGAACTGGTAAAGTTAAATCTATAGGTAGTATTACTACTGGTGGGCCTATTAAATTACAAGAAAATTTATCAGGATCTTTAACTGGCACTAAAACAATTACAAGTACAGGAGCATTAGAATTAGATACAACAGGAGTAGGAGGAAATATAACATTAGATGCGTCTAATGATATTTATTTAAATGCAGATGGGGGAGATGTAATAATTCAAGATGATGCTGCTGATTTAGCAAGACTTGATAATAATAGTTTAACTCTTGGCCCTGATGATGCTAATTCTTTTACTATAACAAGAACAGCACATACTGATGAAGATGGAGGAAATATGGTATTATTAGCAGGAAGCGGAACAGGAACTAATAAAGAAGGAGGAGATACTTTAATAGGATCAGGAATATCAACTGGTACAGGAGTAAGTTCTATAATTTTTAGAGTTCCTTCAGCAGGAAGTTCAGGTAGTAGTACAAATTCATTAGCTGAAATAGCAAATTTTACTGATAATGGATTAAAGATTTCAGTTGCAGGAAAAGGAATTACTTTTGAAGGAGGTGCAAGAGATACTAAATTAGTAGCTCAAAATCCTGCAGCTGCTGATCATACAATAACACTTCCTGATGCAAGTGGTACAGTTGCTTTAACAAGTGGTGTAGGACAATCAGGATGGCATGGATCTACAACAAGAATAAAAATACTCCATAGTGATTTTATAGCAGATGATGGAGGAAGACCATTAATGATAGATGATGGCGGTGTAGGATCTGAAGAGCTTTTTTTAGAAACGTTTAGTACATATCCTGCGTATGCTACCGTTGCTATTCCAACTGGATATGATGCAACACACGTTATGATTTATGGATCAGGTACTGGAGCAGTAGAAGTTTGGGAACATCAAATAAATTCTAAAACAGGTGTTAGTAAAGGAACTGGTAATGTTGATACAGAAATAGATATAACAGACGTAACAAGTAGTGCAACAAATTATTTATTTATACAAGTTGCAGCAGGATCAGATGAACTACATGGAGGATATGTAACAATAACAGCTAGTTAATTATGACTTTTAAATATTTAAATGTAAACGCAACAACAGCAGAGCAGATATTAAGTGCTGCTACTAGTGATGGAAAAACTAAAAAAGTATTTAGACTTTTAATATGTAATACTGATTCTACAGCAATAACAGTAAATTTATATTTAAAAAATGCTGGGGCAGATACATACTATATATTAAAAAATATAGAAATTGAGTCGGGTTATACTTTAGATGTATTTGAAGGAGAACCTTTTGTATATGATGATGCTTTTAAATTAACTTTTACTTTAGGACATACAGACTATGTTGCAGATATAATTATGAATGAAATAACAAATTAATAAAATGACAAAAGAACTATCAGAAGACAGTAAATTTAAAATAAGCATAAAAACTCTTGTTTGGATCGTAGCTGGTGTTGCAACTGCTATAGCAGGATATTATGGAATGTTAGCAAATATAAATAGTAAGTTTGTAGAACTTGAAATTAAAGTTCAAGAAGCTTTAGAAAAACCTAAACCTGGAACAGGTACTTATACTATAGATATGGGTGATCCAGCAGCTACAAATACATGGCCACCGACTCGTATGGAATTTAATATGAAAGATCAAATGGCAAGAGATAAAATTGATAATGTCATAAAAGAAATAGAAGAATTAAAAGAAGAAATTAAAGAA